TTCTAAGGATATAGGCGTGTCCTTGCCGTACTTCCTGACACCGCCCAGGTGCTTAGACATTTTACGGCATGATTCAGCGCAGGCCCCCGCATCTTTAGCTAACCTCGCAGTTGTGTATAACATTTGGCCCCCTTTCTTACTTCGATATAATCCCCGCAATAAGTACGCTGTAATGGCTGCCGTGGGCATTTAACGCCGTATTGCGGCTGGTGGCGGTTACAGGTAAAACACTTGACTTGAGATGGTACGCGAGTGGTAATCATTTTACCCCCTTCTTATTTCTCAGACATTCTGCGGGATCGTCCTGGCACATAGGCGGTAACACCCGCTCATAACCGCCGAAGATGGTTGCGTATTCAGCCTTAACGTCCGGCGCGGTGCGTCCGCAGCATACGCAGGTTAGATACTTGTCTAGTTCGTCCAGGTTATTGCAACTCATAATCATAATAACCGCGTAGGTAGTCGTACACATCGCCGTCCTTATCAATAACGGTCACGTTTCTGTAGCCTTGCCTGTTGAGTTTGCAAGCCTCTTTGGCGGCAGCTTCTGCGGTCACGTGGGTTGTGTAGCCCTTGCCGCCGTAGTAAGCCGGGATAATAACGGCGTATACGGTTTGGCCACGGAATTGTATCTCCCTATCCATGGTGTCGCTTGCCAAGTCTGCGATACTGCCAGTGTTGCTCATTTTCTGCTGGATTGTGTAGGTTTCCATTTGTGTCCCTCCTGTATTTATTTTAGGCTCATCAGTACCGGCTCATCCGGTAGACGGGGACAATGCCCCGTTTCGCCGTGGTTAGAAGTTTTGAATTATAAAGCCGTCACCCCCTTTAATCCGGATAACCGTGGTTTGCTCTTCAACGTCTTCGATGGTTTCATAGTCGCCGTCGTAGTCCTTGCGGAACTCTTCAAGATCGGCGTATTCTGAGTAGTCGCTACATAGAGCGATTACATCAAGTTCGATCTCTTCGCCGGTGTCTGTCTCAAGCTCTTCTAGGTAGTCAAACAATGCTTTCAGCCCCGCATAGCTGAAGTTCTCCGGACGTGTCTGCCTGAAAGCCTCGGTGAAATCGTACTGTGTTACTGTCTGTTTCATCTTTCCGTCTCCTATTTATTTACCGGCTTTACATCGCGGCGCTGATAATTCCCGTTGTGGCCTGAGTCGCAGGACTGGTTCTCCGGCTCACTAACTTTGACTTCCCACAAGGCGCAGCGCTTTCCTTGCTTTCCTTTAAGGTATGTACAGTTGTTACATCCGAAACTTTCCATTATCGTTTCGCCTGTATATATGCCTGTTGGCGGCTGTATCGGACATCGTAACCAGAATCGCGAAACTCTCGGTAAAACGCTTTCCAGATTTTCCATTCCAGCTTTGTCATCTCTATTTCCTCCCTGTGTTTTGATACTCCTATGATACTACGTGTTGTAACCATATTCAAACCCACCTGCAATAAACCACGGTAAAACCGCCATGCCTAACACCCGTTATTATCTCGCTCAAGCTCACTAATTCGTATGTTTTCGGCCTTTCTCACGTTTGATTGACAGTTTTCCCGCACCTTGCTATAAATACTTTAGAGAGGTACACCCAATGGACGATACACCCGTAGTGGCAAGGACCATCCAGCACCGTTACCGCATCAGCACCAGCCAGACAGCCAAAGGCACGATAACATGGGATTGCACCGTGGAAATGTACGGCGACTCCCCGGATGAGGCCCTCGCAGAAAGCGACCACCTTGTGAAAGAACTTAATCGTAGATACCCTAAAGGAAGCGTATAAATGACCGCGCTTGCCAATACCAGGCATGAGCTATTCTGCCAGTTCCTAATCGAGGGTAAAAACCAAACCGAATCCGCTAAACTAGCAGGTTATTCCCCAAGATCAGCCCATTCTACCGCCGTAGCCATCCTAAAAGAACCTAATGTTCAAGCCCGCTTAATGGAACTAAAGGACTCAACAGCTAACGCGGCGATAATGTCAGTATGCGAGCGTAAAGCGAAACTCTCCGATATCGCCCGTGGAACATGGGAAAACAAAGACGGTATCACGCCCGTGCCTAACATATCCGCGATAAACGTACTAAACAAGATGGACAACATCTACAAGCAGGACATTGCATACACTGACAACCGGTCACTCACGATCAACGTACTAGACAAGCGTACCCGTGACCACCTGGCAGGGATAATTGACGGTCAATACAAGGTGCTACCGGTGGGAAAGCCTGATGAAGAGGCAGAACAAAGCTAAAAGTGTTTACCATAAGTTGCATAGTCTGAACCAAACACCGCATTAACCCCCGCCTAATGAGGAGTTAGCCCATGAAAACACGCATAGACATAGACCGCCTGCGCCTTGAGATCAGGGATATGACGCGGGATAGCGTCCTGTACCAGGCGCTCAAAGAAGAGCTGACAGAACTAGGACACTGGCGCAACCAGCCCCGCGGCAATCCTATCAAGGGTTATCGAGCCTTAACCCGCCAAGATACCGACGCTCTGTAAGCCTCATACAGCCACGTAAATCACCCCGACCATAGAATCCCACCACCCCATACCCTTCGTCCGCTCTACGTCCATGCCATGCGCTACCAGCCCCATAGTTGAGGGTGTCCGATACCCCGCAAGTGGCACGGTTCCAGCCTGAGAGAGTACCGGCTGAAAAAAAGAGAGCGCAGGCAGGGGGGGTCTCTAGGAAGGCGTGCCGTGTAGAGTACTGATCCCCACCACATAAATTTTTCATTTTCCCAAGTCATTTTCTAAGGTCACAATTTTCAACCTTAGACTTCAACCCTAGTAAACCCTTAAGTGAACCGTCAAGTTTTTGTCCGCTGTAACTTATCTTATTCTTATCTTATACTTACCTTATCTTAGCATTGCTTTCGCATATGCATTCGCAATGCGTTCGCATACGGTATTTTTACGAACAGAAGATTAAGGATTCAGGTGTTTTATAACGTATGTTATGAATTGTTAGGCTGAGAAATGATGGGTGTTGATGGATGTGTTGTGACATGGTTGACGGAGTGATTGACAGTTTACTAAGGGGGTGATAGGTTTTACTTAAGTGATTACGCAGAGAGACCAGATCGACGCTGCTTTGTATACCTGGTGCTACCACAATGCGAGGTTAGGGCATCAGGCGTTTCAGATAACCCATTGTCCTCGGTATTTTAAGGAACTGTTGAGGGAATTATGGGACGAGTACGTGGCGACGAACTAGAACACGTGGTGATTGACGCTAACATCTGCCCGAACTGCGGAGGGTATAGTGTGGATGAAGGGACTTGTTTCGAGTGCGGGTATAAGCTGATTAGCGACGACGGGGAGTTTCAGACTTGGAGTTGGAATAAGTAGTTGGTAGTAGCAGAGCAGAAGAAGTTATCCATCGGCAAGTGTTCCCGTGTGTTTACGGATAACCTTGAGGCGTTCCGTACCGTGGGTAAGAAACGCGCTTTGAACCAAGGTGGAACTTCTTCGACCAAGTGTCTTGGGCGTGGCACTAAGATTGTCATGCACGATATGACTTTGAAGTGTGTAGAGGATATACGTGTTGGTGACAAGCTCATGGGAGTGGATGGTACTCCGAGGATTGTTTTGAAGTTGTATTCTGGATTAGATGATTTATACAAGATCAAACAAGCCCGTGGGATAGACTACGTAGTATCGTCGAACCATATACTTTCGTTGCGGGAGAACTGGAAAGAAGTACGCAAGTCTGTTACTTTGCCAAGAGCAGAAGGTGAACCATATAAGCAAAAAAGAGTTTATATCGGGCATACCAATTCCCACGAACTTGTGAATATATCCTTGCAAGACTATCTGCAAAAGAGTGGAAAGTGGAAGCGCCGACACAAGGGTTGGAAAGCGCCGTGTGTAGAATTGAAGTACCGGAAGGTGGATATAGAACCGTACTTTGTGGGGTTGTGGCTTGGGGATGGGACTACTGGCGATACCGCTGTCACTAATTCCGACCACGAGGTAATAGACTATCTCAAGTGGTTCGCTTTACGGAACGATTTGAAATACTCCAAAGCGAAGAGCGACCCATACGGTCATACACTTACCAAGACTAGCGGTAAGACTAATCCCTTACGTGGCAGGTTGAGGAAGTACGGCATACTAGAAGATAAGCACATACCTCATGAGTACCTTAACAATTCAAGAGAGATAAGACTCGGCGTGTTGGCTGGACTGATTGATTCGGACGGTTTTAATACTGGTAAGAACTCCGTTGGAATTACAATAACCAATAAGAAACTAGCGGAAGACATTGTTCTTTTGACGCGCTCGTTGGGTTTCTATACGACATTCAATTCTTACACAGCGAAGATGAAGCGTAAGGACGGGAGTATTTACCAGACACCGTGTTATAGAATTGAGTTTACTGGTGATGGCATAGGCGATGTGCCGTGCCTACTCGAACGCAAGCGCATTAAAAACAAACCACTACCACGCAGGTTGGTTTCATCGTTTGATGTGGAACCGATGGGGCAAGGTGAATACTTTGGGTTTGAGATAACCGGCGACCACCTATTCCTGTTGGAAGATTTTACTGTCACGCATAATACCTGGTCAATCATGCAACTGCTCATTGTGATATGCGAGTACGCTAAGGAAAACATACGGGTTACGGTAGCGTCTGAGAGTTTACCTCACTTGAAGAGGGGTTGCATAGACACGTTCAAGAAGATCATGGGCGAGGCGTTTATAGACTCTTGCTGGAACCGGTCGGATTTTATTTACGATTTCGGTAAGGCTATTCTTGAGTTTGTGCCGTGCGATAGTCCGGGTAAGTTCGCTGGCCCAAGGCGGGATATTCTATTCATCAACGAGTGTAACGCTATACCGTACGAGTTATTTTCTCAGGCGGACATGCGTACTTCTAAGTTCGTCTTTCTGGACTGGAACCCTACAAGTGAGTTCTGGGTGCATGAATACGGCATGATAGACGCTGACGATAATACGTTTATCCACTCGACGTATAAGGACGCCACCGAAATAGGAGTGCTTGACTCCGACATTGTTGAGAAGATCGAAGCCTATAAAACAACCGACCCTAATCTCTGGAAGGTTTACGGCCTCGGGCAATTGGGCGAGTCAGACGGTCTTGTCTTTCCGGATTACGAAATCATCTACGACAATGAGTTCCCTAAAGAGGGTACTATCGGGTACGGGTTGGACTTCGGCTGGACAGATGTTACAGCTCTTGGGAAGTTCTGCATTAAGGACAACGGACTCTACGGCCATCAGCTAATCTATGACAAGAACTTAAACGCCGACCAGATTGACGCACGTCTCACCGAACTAGGGCTGGCTAAGCACGGGCTTCCGATCTGGGCTGACTCCAATAATCCTGGCGCTGTGGATTACCTCAAGAAAGCCGGGTGGAATGTCCTACCCGTGGTGAAGGGCAAGGACTCGGTTCAGATGGGTATAGATGCTTGTAAACGGTATAAGCATTATTGGACGGAAAGTTCTTTGGACTCCATTAAAGAGCAACGGAACTATCGCTTCGTGAAGAAGTACGACAAGATCGCCAACAAGTACATTCAAACCAACGACACGACTCATCAGTGGAGCCATATGATGGACGCTCGAAGGTATTATGCTCACATGACCAAAACAGGACTTAGCACAAGACGATACAGGGTATTTTAAGAGGTTAAGATGGAAGATGTAACTGGCTTAATTCAACTGGCGGAGAACGAGGACAACTCACTCTTCTCTAGAATCGACCGACATATCAATCTTGTGGAGAAAGATACCTACCAAATGGTCAGGTGGGACGGTAAGGCCGTGGGAACCAACAGCGAAGAGTCCGGCGTATTCAATATCCACATTCCAGAAGCAAGGCTCTTTCTGAAGAAGCTGACAGAACTTGCTATGGGTATGAAACTAAACATCATCGTCGAGGGTGTCACCGCTAAAGAACAGGAATACATTAAGAAGTTCTTCGTAGATTGCCTTGAGGACGCTGATTTTATTTTATTCAATCAGGCCAAATGGGGCTTTCTCCAGAATAACTTCTACAACATCTTCCTTCAGGGTTGGGCTTGCGCTCAGTATCTTCCCTATACCGACGACGGTACTACCCTTAACTGCGAACTGAGGGCGCTTGAGAGACGCAATCTGGTGTACGGCGCATCTAAGAAAGAAACAGTCTGGGCCGCACCTTTAACAAGGCGTTCTAAATATGACATCAAACTGGAATATGACCACGATATTAACGGGGAGTTTGGTGCCGTTCGTGATTATTGGGACAAAGAAACTGAAAAGGTGTTCGCATCTTCCGGTGACTTGGGCTACTTGAGTTCGCAAAACTCCATCGGGCAGTTAGTGAAGGAAAACCCGAACATCTACGGTATCTCCCCTTTCATCATTCACGCCTGCGCCACGGGCAGTCCGCTTTCCACATCGAAGGGTATCGAGCATAGGGGTGAAGGAATATTCTTCGAGCAGGAATACTTGTTCAATGAGATAGACTTCAGCGTTTCCCTTTTGAAAACTCAAGCCTATGAGGACTTGCGCCCCGCACTTCATAAAGCTGGAAGCAACGAAGCGTCTCCCGACCATTATCCGGTGCCTGGTTCGGTGGAGAATACCGACGCGCCTTATACGTTAGTTCCCAAAAGAGATATGACCAACGCTCAACGGGCGTTCATTGGTAAGATCGAGGACTTCTTACAACGGGCTGGCCTATCGGCAGTTCAACACGGCAGTCTTACATTCCCGTTATCCGGTGTGAGTCTCATGCAACTCAATCAAGCTAAGGAAACGATCATGGTGCCACGCTTCCAGACGATGAGCCTTATGATGCAGGGTGGGCATAAACTCCTAATCAAACAAATCAAAGCCATGAGAGACGGTGGGTATCTCGATAATAAGTTTATTGTGAACGGGAACGAATACAAGGTAGATAAACTTCTCAAGAACCACAATATCAAGTTCCAGTTCTACTCCGAGTCTTTGAATGATATGATCACTAAGGCCAGTGTGGGGCAATCCCTGCGTGGTATGTTACCCGACAGAGTCATCATGAAAGAAGTCTTTGGCAGACCTAATCCGGAACTGGATGACAATATGCTGGAACGGGAAGCCGCTGAGAGAATGTTCCCCGAAGTTATGATGTTCGAGCAGATGCACTCTCACATTGACGAGATCGAATCCGAAAACGATATGCACGACATTCAGGCAAGGATGATACTTGAGAGGTTGAAGGTTGCGCTCAAGCAGATGTACGCTCAACCTGCGCCCATGCAAGCGTCCGAAAGACCTGAACCTTTACAGGCACCTAATCTATTACAAGGCGGAGGACAAAATGCCCAAGCTAACGCATGAGGAAGCTAATCGTCAGATACTGGAAGTTCTGGGAGTTAAAGACCAGAAGGTAGAACCGCAGAAGGCATTACTCGATGTACTGAGAGGGCGTAATGAAAAAGAGTTGGGTTCAAAAGTGTCAGACAATGGGCGACCTGCTGGCGGGGCAGAACGAGATGGAGGCGGCAGAATGGCTGAAGTCTTTAACCGGAAAGCAATGGGACTCTAAGAAATAGAAGGTATTTGATATGGTGCGTATAAGTGAGGGTGATTCCAGCGTGGGTACAACCACGGTTCCCAAATACGGGACTGAAGAGCATGATAGTTACTACACAGAAGAATATAAGAAAGAGCAAGCGGCGGCGGCACGAGCAGGCATTGACCCGGATGAGTTTAATCTATTCTCTTCAATGGGCAAGAGCGTCCCCGGTTATGTGAACGATCCCAACTGGCGGCTGGATTTCATGTCTGGCTTTTCCAATACCGGAAGCTATAAGCTAGACATTCAGGGCGTGGCTGCAAGGGCTTATGCATCAGGCTTTGCGCCTTCGATCGACTCTGCTTATCAGTTAGCTGCTATGTCCATGAAGTCCGAATACACTTCTGAACAACTAAACACCATAGCCCTGAGTCTTGGTTTTAAACCTTCAGGTGATATACGTGAGCAGTTTGGGAGTCTCGGACTTTCCGAACAATTAAAGACCGATTGGTCGGCAGCTTGGACGCAACCATACACTACTCCGCAAGAACAAACCCCCGTTTACAATCCTCCGGACACCGATGTTTCTGGAACAGTGGACACCATAGCCAACGATCCTAATAATACTATCGACTTCAATACCTTAGCGGCGATTGCCACGGCAAGGGGTATAGACCCACGTTCTCCTTACCTGTGGCAGTTGGATGGCAAGGAAGCGCTTGACGCCAAGTTGTCGGAAATGGAAAAGCTGCTTAAACAGATATCACCCGACTATGCCGACGCTGGTGGCGAGTGGTTCAATATAGATGGCGATTTAGTGAGTGGGGCTGGATTGCATCCAATTGCGCCTCCGGGTATGTCTGATGAACAGGCGGCTGCATTGGGTATGATTCCCCGTTCTGAAATCGAACAAAAGCTATCAGACATCATGTCTATCACGCCTCCGGGTTTCAAGATGGTGGAGAGCGAAGGCCAGTGGATGTTCAAGGCTCCTAACGGTGACTTGTATTCCTTCATGGACATGGTTAACGACAACATATGGGGGAACTACGTCAGGGCTGGCATTGGCATTACTGTTAAGACTGAATCTGGGTGGATGGTATTGCCGGACGGCCAGTTTGAAAGCCCCGAAGGTATAGTCTGGGACTTATCTGAAATAGTAAGCCTTGCCAATATGACCGAGGAAGAACGCACAGACGCTATCGGTATAAAGTCTGAGGCTATATTCTGGGAAGAGGTTAAGGACGTTCTTGAGACGGTATTCCCTTCTGATAACATCATGGCAATTTACGCCTCGTTAAGGTTTGATGAAGAGGGTATGACAACCTTTGTGTCTGAAATGCAGAAGGTGGGGCGCAACAAAAAGAGCGAGGCGTTAGTCAAGTATCTGTTTCCAGAGATAAACGAAGCGGGCATGGCGTATTTATTTAATGAACCATACCAGTCTATCAATGATTGGGCTAAGGGCATGGACTCTTCAAGGTGGTTCTGGGAAAAGAAGTACTCCGATAATTTAGACGAACAATGGGTGAAGGACGAGTATCAGGAATGGCTGACATGGGCAAAGGAAAGGCCGGAGTGGATGCGGAAAGTTGATACCGCATACGGTAACTTTCTCCAAGGTATTGCGTCCTTAATAAGATATAAAGATTCTGATAACAGCATGGCCGACCAGATACAGGGCATGGCCTCAAACAATCTGGCTTTGAAAGTATTTGACACCGACCCCGCTAACTTCGGATTTGAGGACATTTGGACGGGTGTATTAGAAAACTCAGTAACCATGCTGGCACTGCTTGGTGTGAGCGCCGTTTCGTTTGGTATTGGTGGTTCGGTTGCCGCTGGCGCAACTACTACACTAGGTCTATCACCGTTTAAGGCTGCGCTATTCACTACGTTAGGTGGTGCCGCTACAGGTGCGCCGTTGACTTTAGCGTTTGAGGCAGCGTTGGAAGCAGGTGGTGTCTATGACGCTATCCTTGATAAGCTAAAGGATGACACTAGCCTAACCGACATAGAGAAGCAGAAGCAAGCGCAGGAAGGCGCAGACGCCGTATTTGACGGCAATATGAAATTGCTGATTGGAACTAATGCTGTTGAGTTTCTAGCGGCGTTCTTCCCGATGGGCAGGGCTATGTCCAGAACTTCCAAGGGGTTAACGGTAAGCGAAGCGGCGGTGTCACGCGGTTTCTTGTCTATCACGCCGAAAGGATTGGGGCAAGCCGCTGGCACATTGGGAGCCGTGACGGTCATAGAAGTAGGCCAAGAAGTCTATCAAGAATACTTAACACGCAAGGCGTTGGGTGAACCGTTTGAACTTGACGATGAGATGAAGCTAACCATAGCCATAGCCGCTATCTATGCGGGGGGATTTACTACCGTTGGTAACGTCTATACTACCTTCCAGGATAGAACCATCAAGAACCTTCCTGGCGCCTTACAGGATCAGGTTAACCAAGCGGCTGAAGAAGCGATTGCTAACGGTACTGACCCGAACATAGCCAAGCTGGAAAAAATGGATGAACTGGCTGAAAGCAATCCGGAAGAGGTAGGCACGGCGCTTGAGATAACAATGACCGAACTGGAGATAGAGCAGAGAGAGGGATTGATAAGCGGTGAGACAGTTAATGTTGACCCGTTAGCAGAGAAGGCGCATACACAAGCTGTACTGAGTGGCGAGGTAGCAACAGGGTTAAAGGAAGATGTGGCAACTGCGCCGATAGTAGAAACAATGTTGGGTGAAGATGCTAATACCGCATTGGATGTCATATCCCTTTATGATAACGGCGCTGAAATAGTGGCTAATAGATTCGGTTTACAAGTTCAAGCGGTGATTGATTGGGCGGCGGGCATGAATATCACGCAGGGTGATAAAACAAGAATGTCCGACACTGTATCTAAAGGCGTTCAGGATATGATTGCGCTTCCTGAAAAACCCGTTAAAGCAAAGCGAACCCCCAAGCCCAAGCTAACCACAGCCAATAAGGTAAGGATAGAGCATAAACTAAATAAAGATAAACAAGACTTAGAGAAGCGCAAGGCAGAAGCAAATGTTACGGCTCCAACTAGTAAGGAATCCTTACAGGTTGAGGGAACCCCCATGCCTACCAAGGAAACAACGGCAGTTGATGAAAGCGACGCCGGAACTGGACGAGGCCCAGGTACTCCAACGTCCGATGAGTTCTTCCCCAATCCTTTAGACAGGGTAGAGAATATCAAACAGCAATTAGTTGACCATATCAAAACCCATCTTCCCAAGGAAGTCCACTATAAAATGCTAGACGATATTGTTAAGGCACGGGATTGGAACGATCTTGAAAAGGCCATCAACAAGGTGAATAAACTTGTCCGTATGTACAAGGACAGGGAGTATCGGGCTTGGATTAAAAAGCAGGGCATGACCGATACCAACTTTACAATGGATGAGCACAAGATACCCAAGGATGCAGTTGGTAAGCTAATCAGGATGTGGCAGTTGGCCGTCCCGGCAAGGATAGAAACGAAGGCATTGAAGTCTGAGGAACTTTCAAGGCGTGTTAAATACGCCGATACCATCCTTAAATCAGGCGAGGGGTATGAGGCGTTTCAGCGTTCCAAGGTTGCGCTAAGAGGGAGTCTTCCCACTGCTGAGTTCGTGCTGGATATGGCGGGCGCTCAAATGACCAAAGAGGACGTAAATAGCTTATACGGTTCTATCCAAAACGCTGACTTACCGTATTTTACCAAGTTGAATACCGCCAATGCTTTAACCAAGATACTCAACGGGCAGTTGCCAACTGATGGTGAGTTGAAGTTACTGGAAAATATGTTTGGTAGCGAATTAGCCAAAGTTCTCTTAGATATGAGGCCGTTGTCCAAGAAGATATGGACGGAAATATTGGGCATACTCAATCTACCCCGTGCGCTATTGGCTTCATTCGATCTTTCTGCGCCGTTACGGCAGGGTGCGGTTTTGTTCTACGGGCAGTACAAGCAATCATTACCGGCTCTAGCCCCGATGCTTAAGGCTTTTGTTAGTGAGCGTGTATCAGTGGAAACCAATGCTCTTATTCGTTCCAGCAAATACGCAGAGTTGCGGGAGAACGCCGGACTGTATATCGCCCCAATAGGCACCAAGGAAAGCACCACACTCAATGAGCGCGAAGAAGCCTTTATGAGCCGGTGGGCTGACAAGATACCTGGTATCAAGCAATCCCAACGGGCGTATGTAACCTACTTGAACAAACTTAGGGCTGATGTGTTCGACTACTACGCTAACATATGGGAAGGCGCTGGCCGGACAATGGTTGATTACAAGGCATTAGCCGAGTTTATCAACAATGCGACGGGGCGTGGTTCCTTAAAAGGTATTGAGGGTGTGCGGCCAGTATTGAACGCTGCTTTCTTCTCCCCCGGCCTTCAGATAGGGCGCATCAAAACACCGTTAAGTTTGTTTTCTGAAAGCAAAGCGGTAAGGAAGATTGCGGCCAAGAACATCGTCTCATTCTTTTCTGCTAACCTTGTAATACTTTCGCTGTATATGCTGGCTGGAGCTGACGTTGAGGATGACCCGCGTAGTTCAGACTTCGGCAAGATAAGAATAGGCAACGTCCGGCTTGACTTCTGGGCTGGCTTCCAGCAATACGCTCGTGCGATTACACAGATAATCACAGCCGAAAGGAAAACAACCACTACCGGCAAGATAGTGGAACTCAACCGCGAGGATGTTCTAGAGGCTTTTGTTAGAAGCAAATTATCTCCGGGTATTGGTTTTTTCGTTGACCTTCTTTACGGCGAGACAATGATCGGGCAGGAGATGACGCTTGATTCTGACGACGTAAAAGAACAAGCGTGGAATAGGCTAGTCCCATTGTTCTTGCAGGATATGATTGAGGCGATAGACGAGTTCGGATTAGGCGGTGCGTTCCTTGCGTTCCCCGGCTTATTCGGCGCTGGCGTTCAGGCTTACGGGGCTGACACGTGGACTAGGTACTCCGATAAGCTAGGCGAAATGCAGGATGACGGAAGCACATATTCTACCAAGGCTCTATACGGAGAAATATCAAAGGCCACTTCAGGAGTACGGGCTGACGATCTTGCGAAACTCCAAGGGGTAACACCGATAGTTGTGTCGATAGCTACGGCTAGAGACTTAATGGCTGACATTCCCGATACCGCATTGTATAAAATAAACGCCGACATATCGGAAGGTGATACCTACGAAACGCTGTACAAGAACGGCGTTATCACCCGTCAGGAATATGCGCTGTTAAAGGAATACCACGCACTTCCAGCGTCCCAACAGAAAGCGTTTATTACCAAGCACCCAGAATTAAACGTCAGTAAGCTAGACCAGCACTTAGCGTCCAATCCCAAGGATAACGCTTTACTGGCACTGTGGGGTAGGGCGAATGTAATGTCCAAGGAAGCGTATGACGAAGTTTACAAGCTGGCTAACGAGTTGGATATTCCGCTTAACTCATTGACACATATTCCCAACGAGGTGTTTGTAGATGCTTACCTGAGTTACTACGGCACGAGTTCAACCAGTAGTAAGAACACCATCCGGCAGAAGAACCCAGAACTGGACGCTTGGGGTAACGTGAATCTAAACTGGACGGTCACGCACTCTACTCAAGCCGGAATATACTTAGACAACTACTATAAAAATGGTAAGTGGGATTGGGAATAGCTTTCATTGACAGTTTAATATTTGGGTGTTAGATTTAACTTAAGTAAATACGGAGGAAAACATGACCACGGGCGAAGCGGAAATCAAACAGGGCGAGCAGACGGGCGAGGCGCAAGCCGACCTCACAGCAACCTCTGGAGATGCGGGGCAGACCTCGTACACACCAGAACAAATCAGGAACTTACTATCCGACCTTCAAGCAGCTAAGGGCAGGGAAGCCAAGGCAAGGGAAGAACTCAAAAGTCACCAACTTAATATAGAGAAGTCTAAAGCTGAATCCGAAGCGCAAGCACGGCAGCGGGAGATTGACTCTATTGAATCCAGCGACGACCTGAGCGACTCCGAAAAGAAACAGCTAATCAAAGCGGTTGACCTGAAGAAGAAGTACTCACAGGAACTACGTGACCTTAACGCTAAGATCGAAGAAAAGCGCAAGGAAGCGGAAGGACTGAGCGAGAAACTATCGAAGGTTGAGTTGGCTGAAAAGGAAGATAAACTCAAGTCTCTAGCAGTAGAGAAGGGTATCGACCTTGACACGCTCAAGAAAGCATCGGCTAAGATTAACGACTTTAACGCTTTGGAAGAGATTGCCGATTTATTGCCGAAGGTAAGGAAAGAAGCTCCGAAGTTTGACTCCGGTAAAGGGCTGAGCGCTGGTAAGCCTTCAATCAACGCTATGACCATGCCAGAACTGAGGGCAATAAGAAAGAAATATCCGGGCAGGGAGTTTACCGACCTCATTAAAGAGGGGGTACTCCGTCCGTAGAGGAGAATTAAATGGCTTTAACCCCACTAAATCAAACGAACCTTGCGAACTATATCCCGACCGTATGGTCAAAAGAAGTCCAGGCGGCTGTCGAGGACGCTCTGGTTGTAGCCCCGCTGTGCGACCGCCGGTATGACAAATATGCGGCTGGCGGCGGCAATAAGATCGTCGTTCCCGTCCTGTCCAACCTGTCGGCTTCCGCTTTCAATGCGGCTGCCGATATCTCCCTGACCACGACCACTGAGGCGGCTGTCAACATCGATATTGACAAGCGGTACTACACCGCCTATGCGGTTGACCCCTACACTCAGGTTCAGGACGCTTTGGACTACCTCTCTCTGGGTAAGAACAAGGCCGTGTTCGCTCTCGCCGAGCAGATGGACACTTCCCTTGCTACCCTGTTTTCGTCCTTCACCGGCACCACCGGCACTGAAGGCACGGCGATTACCGAAACCAACATCATCGAGGCTTACGAAGTCTTGAATGAGGGTAACGCTCCCTTCCAAGATCGTGCTTGGGTGTTCGACCCTGAATCCATCACTGACCTTCTGGGACGGGACTTCTTCGTCCGCATGGACTATGTCCCCGACAGTGTGGTCAACAACGGCTTCCAGGGGCGGGCTATTCTGGGAGCGCCGGTCTATATGACCAACAACCTGCCTGCGGTCAATACCAACTACCATGCCGCAGCCTATCTTCAGAAAGAGGCGCTTGCTCTGGTCACTCAGATCATGCCGAAAGTTACAATGGAACGGTTCCCGAACCGGCTGTCATGGGGTATTGCCTGTATCGCTCTCTGGGGCGTGAAGGAAATGCGAGACACCTTCGGCTGCTGGATTAAGACCCGTAGCTAAATAGCGGGGGCGGCTAACCACCGCCCCTTCTTTAAGAAAGGAAAAGAACTTTGGGAAGACCCTTAGACCTGACAATCGTAATCTGCGCCCACCGATATGTTACGAACACCACTTTTAAGTCATTGGAGCTTCTACGCTGGCACACTCATAAGACGAAGATGCTTTACATGATAGACGTGCAATCGGGGGATGCCTTAATCGGCAGGTCACGGTCTGTCGCCTGTACCCGCTTCATTGAAAAGGGCTTGTCTGACTATATGTTATTCATTGACGACGATATCCAATTCCGTCCACAGGAAGTAGAGAAAATCTACGAGGAACTGAAAAGCGGTGTGGATATTATCGGTGGTTGCTACCCTGTTAAAAGGGCGGAGCAACTGGCTTCTTGGGGTAACGTGCCGATAGACGGGCTGGTTCATCCATGTGAGTACTTAGCGACTGGCTTCTTAGGGGTTTCACTCAAGGCGCTTAACCAGATCAAGGACAGTTTGGAACTACCACTGCTTCATCCGGATATCTCATGCAGGTGTTACCCGTTCTTTGAGAGTGGGGTTGGCAAGACTTCCACTGGTGCCGACATCTATATCTCTGAGGATTGGGACTTCTGCGACAAGGCTCATAAGGCCGGAATAGACACTTTCCTGCATACCGGAGTATGGGTTGACCATGAGGGGCCTACGGTGTGGACTGTGGGTGAGGCAATCGAGAACATGAGGAAGTCTGGCTTGGTAACTGAAAAGGGCATGGCTACGGTGTGAGGGATTTACTCGACGTAAACGCTACATCGGCGGTGCTTAAGGCGGTAACAGACGGGCTGGACGAACTAGGTTTAACATACTTCATAGACTCCGGGACGCTTCTATCGGCGTATAGGGATAACAGTATAAACGTGTACGACCACGATATTGATGTCCGTATCTTCCGCGATGAAGTGAACCCTGCCAAAGAGTCTGAACTGGTGAAGATGTTGTGGGACAAGGGTTTCAGGCTAATGGTCATGTCCGATCCTAGACAACTGGGCGCGTCCCATCCGAGAGGGACAGGGGTTATGCTAGACCTCAAGTTCTGTGAGTTGGACGAGTCTGATGTCTGGTACTACTGCTGGAAGGAACCCGACCCGATACCGGCGGTACATATGTACCCTAGAAGGTTCTTCGAGAACATGACCACCATAGAGTTACTGGGGAATAAGTACTCCTGCCCCGCACCGATAGAGGAGTACATAGAATGGCACTACGGCAAAGACTGGCGTGAGTTTAAGGTTCGGTTAGAGGACGCAGAGGAGACTGATATGACGTGGGACTACATGAAAGACCCGCCGTGTTCCCTATCTCTAACTGAGTTACTGGAAAGAAAGTCTAGCGGGTAAAGCCCCGACGGACTATAAAGAGAAATAGGAGAAAGACAATGAGACAATTAACGGTTTACGACAGACTCACAGTGGGTAGCGGAAGATTGATAGAAACTCTAACCGCTACTGACGTTGACACACAGAACAACACCCTTTCCGCTGCGCAGATTGCGGGTGGAATTGTAGTTCACACATCCACCACGGGTGGTGGGACGGTTACAACTGGAACAGCCTTGGCTATTATAGCCGGTAACGCCGGTGTCGGTGCGCTTAAGAAAAACGGTGAGTGTGTTAAGTGCTACTACATCAATGACGGAGATCAGACCTTGACCTTTGCTGGTGGTACTGACGTAACAATATCAGATACCGCACAGACGGTTGCGACGAACGAGGCCGCGTTACTGGTATTCATGCGAACATCGGCCACGGCTGTAACCTGCTACGTACTAGGTGCTTAATGCCTATCTACACCTACACCTGTCTTAACTGTGAATCCGTAAGTGAGGAGCTTCAGCCCATTGGGGCTGCGGCTCCCCACTGCTGCGGTCAACCGATGTTTCGTGGGTTGTCCACCATCGCTCATGTCAATATGGGAAAGTTCCCCCCGTCTTTAAGAAAGCTGACGTTCGGTACTGAACCCTTTACTTCCAAGGACAAAAGCGAACAGTACGTTAGGGACAAACGGGCGGCGGTTGACTACAAAGGAAAAGCATGAAAACCAGAAGCGAACTAGAGCATTTACTGGGAACTATGGCGAGGCAAGACGCTAAGGTTGTGGTAGAGGTTCTATTGGACTTAAGAGAACTACTCAGGGATATCAAAGTGGAACTACAAAAGGGAGAACGGAAATGACTTTCGAACGATTATACGGCGGTGCTGAAGCTACCACGTTAGCAACTAAGACCGTAACCTTTGCCGGTGGTACGCCCAACGCCATAGGCGACCATGACGGAACGGGCGATCCGGTTACACTATTCACTGTCACAGGCCAGGTGGTGGTAAAGGTTGTGCCGGTTTGTACGACTTCGCTGACCTTTGACGCTAACGCTACGATTGAAGTTGGTATCGGCGGCGGTTCGGAGATTGTAGCGACAACCGACCTGACGACTGAAGGGTTGGCGGCTAAGGAAATCTGGCATGACGCTACACCTGACTCGGAGATTGAAGCCCTTTCAGTTATGAAGGAGTTTATCATTACGGACGGGAACGATATTACTTTAGATTGCGGTGTTGCCAATGTAACGGGCGGTGTGATTACCTTCTACTGCTTCTGGTATCCGCTGTCTTCCGATGGCAACGTAGTGGCGGCGTAATATGGTAAGCACTAGAAGCGGCCTTATAGATAATATAGAACAGCTATTGGGCGACTCCAGTAATGCGGTGTTCTCCGCCGCTGACGCCGGTACTCAGTTAGATGCCGCTGTTAAAGAAGCGTCTATCTATGTACCACTTGAATACCCCGTCTGGCTGACCGCACGTGACAAATCCAGGGGCGTAACCTGCACACGTGACGGATTGCATAGGGCGGGTTCAGACTTCGCCTGTTTTCCCGTTCTGCGCTATGACAGCGATGGGGATTTACTGGACGACGATGACTTAGGAAACAAGCATAATATCAAGTGGCGCATGGGCGGGTTTGACCTTTCACTCAACTCAGCCCCACGTGCTAGGAACGACGCCACTCTAACGGGGACGGTTACTTTTACAGCAGACTCCACAGCGGTCACTGGTTCCAACACGTTATTCACTACCGAACTTAAAGTGGGTTACTATATCCGCAAGTCCGGTACGGATGAATGGTATAGGGTTTCAGCGATTGCTTCTGCTACGGCTTTGACATTAGGGCGTAACGCTGAGGACACAGGGGATGACACCGCAACCGAAGTCTGGAAGTCCGACGTTCTTTTAATGGCACGGCAAGATCATAACCTTAACTCACTGACTGATACCGCTGGTGCGATTGACTCAGGTGCGGCTACTGGTTACGCCGAATGGTCGCACATGATTCACGTGGACAATCTTGGTACTGGCACTATCCCTGAAGGTGCGTTCTTCACCGTCGACGGAACTGACGGGGTATATAGAGTTACCGCCACGGCAACTATCACGTCAAACGAGGCTGACATTTACATCGAACCCCCGCTTAAAGACAGGGCGGTCGAAGATGCTGTTGTAACATTCTATCCGTCAAGTCTAACTCCACAGTTGGAACGGATTGTTACCGAACTGGCGGCGGCTCAACTGGCGATGAACTGGACGTATGACGCAAGGACGTTGTTCGACACTTCTGTAAGCGACATGAGTAACGCTAAGACAGAAGCCGACCTTGCCAATCCACAGGTTGACCTTGCGGTAACAGCCGTGGCTTCCGGTTTGTCACTTGCGAATACCGTTCCGGTTGGTGGCGGGTCTAGCGAGTACCTGAACATAGCGAACCTGGACAACACCAACGCTTCAGGTTATTTACAGACAGCGGCGGGGCAGGTCAATCTTGCGGCGGGACGCATACGCTCCGCTAACCTTCAGATTGCTTTGTTCAGACTAGGACAGACACGTTACCAGAACGCCATCCGTGAACTTATGAGCATGAGGAAGTCCAGAGTATTTAGAACTTATTCGGGCGGTTAAAGCATGAGGACACTCACTAGTACTCATCTAGCCGCGCAGCTCACCGGCTCACGCACTCCGTACATCGGATTAACCTTTACTTCCGCTGACGGGCTAACCACGCATACCTATAACGTGACCTCCGGTACTACCGATTACGTCTTAGCTTGCGACCAGGAGGAAATGCCCTACACATCTAAAGGTATGATTGTTCTTAGGAATAACGATAGAACCATCCCTGATTTAAGAGGGTACTGGGTAGAACCGGCATGGGGAGATGTGACTGGCTCCGGTAACGAAGGCGCAGCCCATCCGAGATTGTGGGTGAAGAACCAGAATGAGTCATCTCAAGCAGGAGTCTTGCAAGTCAACCTTGAGATGCAGGGTATGTGGGAAGTCCTAGACGAGATTGAATGGGATATAGCGGGAGACGCGCCGTTCCATGAGTACGCCTACGATACAGCTACTCCTTTAACCATCATGCAGGCTTGCTTTACCAGAGCGGGCATGACCTTAACTAATGCGGTAGACGACGGGATTATAGACACCGTTGCGGTTTACTTCTACATTAACGCCCAAGCCAGACAAGGCAACAAGGACACACTCAAGAGCGTTATTTACAGGGCAATCAATCTGACTAAGTGTTATATCAGAATGAAGCCCAACATGACCGCAGAGATTGTCTATCCGCAAGTGGCTGATGCGGTGAATGAGACTTACTACACGGTATCTACCACTGGATATCTACCTACGTATTCCTACAATGAACGCATGACGGTTTTACTTCCTAACAAGATTACAGTCATAGCCAACGAAGCGGGAGATTGGGACGTTACGGCGACAGCGGAAGATACAGATGCTCAGGCCATGTACGATCCTGACGGTAGTGGCGAGATAAACCAGACATGGGTGATTGCACGGGTTACAAATGCTACCGATGCCGGAAAGATTGCTTCAGCGTTACTTACCAGAGCGAAGGCTGAATTGATGTCTGCTTTTGGTGAAACTCCTTTAGATGCTAGGGTAGAACTGTACGATAAAGAAAGCATTGTGGACGTGAGGTAATGGCGGACGAGTTAATCAGTTTAGCAGCTAAGTCTGGGTGGAGAAGTCAGCATACTATCGCACGTACCCAGTCTGGTGTGCTTTGGACTTGTTATCTTTCCACCGATGATGACCTTATAGTAGCCTGGTCTACTACAGGCGAGACATGGAACACTAGCCTAACTCGTGTAACTGGTAGTGGGGTAGCCGATTACTTTGCGCCGTGTATTGCCGTTGATAGCGCCGGAAGAATCTATGTGGCTTACCAGAAGATACGCAGTTCATATGATACCAAGAACGGTGATGTCTGTATATCGAGACGCAATACTGTCGGCTCATGGACTGAGTGGGACATAGAAGTAGAAGCTAGTATGTGGACTACTGGCGGGTTATCACTTGCGGTTGATAGTGATGATAACCTTCATATAGTGTACTGCTCCGAGGCGCTAGATGAGAGTGCTGGCCCAACATGGATAAGGAATATCCGATACGCTAAGTCAACCAACCAAGGTGAGACGTGGGGGAGCCAAGCATGGCTTACCGACACATATTTAGAAGCGTATGACCCAGAAATCGCAATTTCCCCTACTAACACGCTTCATGTAGTTTGGCTATCCTTCATTGACGCACCTGGGCACCCTGAGCAGGTATGGTACGCTGAATATACTACGTCATGGCAATCGCCAGTCCAATTATCTGACGATGACACCGCTAAGTATGAAACTCCTAACATCTGTATTGATGACTCCAGCAATATCCATGCGGCTTGGTCAAGCTACGGCAACTCCGGCGCACCTAATGACTATGTAGGTTATAAGAAACGAACCTCCGGCACTTGGGGCGACATAGAGTATATCCAGCAGGATTCAGAAGGTTACTGCTTTCTCACCATAGACCAAGCTGGTATTCCCTATATTGTGATTGAGAAGTATTCCAATTCCGACTTGTACTATTCCGCTAGGGTTGCCGGTACATGGCAAGAACCAACACTAATCCTTGCTGGCACAGTACGACTACATGGTGGTATGTACGCTCATTGGCCTAAGTCTGGCTCAATCCACGTATCGTCTCCGATCACAGGCTTCGTAGCTCTATATATTATATCGACTGACAACCTTTATATGACTAGTGGCGGTGGTAGTAGTTTTACGCAGACGCTCTACCCCACAGACGCTATCACCAGACTAACAGGATATAAACACTCATACAGAAGGGGTGGTCAGTACCGGACACAGCACTTCTTGGGTGGACTGGCTACCTTTGAGAACATGGGCGACATACTAGGGAACGAACGCAAGACGCGTCCCCCCGGAGACTACAACGGCAAGCCAGTCTATCCGTATCCAGAACCGCCGCCGTTCATGGTGGCACCAGACCCATATGCTCCAATGAAACCACGCGGGCCGGACATTGGCAGACCGGGGCAGATTGTGGGAGACAGGGTTCCCGATCCAATAGATGAAGAACCGCCGTTATGGTACAAGAAGGGGTTGTACTAAATGAGAAGGATAGGACAGCCGGACTACCCGCCTATACCACAAAGGCGCACCGATCTTCTAACGCCTTCTACTGGCGATAGTTTAATATCCGCAGAGATAGACGCAGACGTATCGGCATCGGCAGCTTCTCATGTGTCGGAAGCAGACCCGCATACGCAGTACCAACTAGAAAGCGATATGGGAGGTTACATTGTAGGAGACGGAATAGCTAAGATAACAGTAGGGACTACTGAACCAACATCACCCGGCATTGGGGATATTTGGATAGATACTAATTAAGAAGGAGATACTAACATGGCAGCTGGAGCATGGACATTCACTAATGGCGGTCGGACTTCCCTACTTGATGGGACGTTCGACATTGATTCTGACTCGTGGAAGATGGCGCTCTTCCTGAGTACATCGAACCTGGGTGCAGCGTCAACTACCTTTGCAGGCGTGACTAACGAACACGCTGCGGCAAACGGGTATTCTGCTGGTGGTATCGCAGTTACCCTAACCCTCTCTGGTACTACTACGGTCAAGGTAGACATCGACACTGACCCTGTATGGACTGCTGATAGCGGTTCTATTGTAGCAAGGTTTGCGGCTATCTATGAGGTGGGTGGGAACGTACTGTGTTACTGCTTGCTGGACGACAGCCCCGCTGACGTGACTGCTACCGATGGCAACACTCTGACTGTAGCGGCTCATGCTAATGGTGTATTCACACTGGCATAATCAGTCCCACATTCGGCTGAGTCCCAGAGAGCCGTGGTATCTCGACGATGAGTTCCGGATTGACCGGATGAGTTACTTTGAGATATTCATGTCTTTCTGGGCCACCTCAGCCTTATGGGGATTTCTGGGGGTAGGATGCCTGTAACTCGTCTCGACAACACTACCTTCGACGCGCCTTTAAGGGGCGGCGAGACTGTCCGTATTGGCGGTGACACGGCTGAGTTTAAGCCTGCCGTCCGTCTGGGCAGACGCCTATTTGGTGACGTTGAGGTGTCGTACCCGCAACTTGATAAACTCCGCATGACGCCGACGCTCACTGGCGACAGGGTTGAGGCGGGCAACAACACGTGGGGCTTGCGCTTCTACCCCTTAGACATTGACGAAGAGGGTGGTTTTGAGTTTGAGGTTGTCCTTAAGCGCAAGGTTGCCCAATCGTCTTTTGTTTTCAACGTCAAAGGCCATGAGCAGTATGACTTCTTCTACCAGCCAGAACTGACCGCCGAAGAGATTGCCGAAGGTACTTTCCGCCCTGATAATGTTGTCGGTTCGTATGCGGTCTATCACAAAACCAAACGCAATCATGTTCTCGGCAAGGAGAATTACAAAACAGGTAAGGCGTTTCACATCTATCGTCCTGAGTTTATCGCCGCTGATGGCGCACGGGCTTGGGGCGGCCTGTCGTTTGACCCTGCTACGGGTAACCTGACCGTCACCGGCGACCCTGCGTGGCTGTCAAAGGCCGTCTATCCGGTAGTCATTGACCCGACGTTTGGGCATACAAGTGTGGGGGCAACTATGGATTTCGCTCCCGCAAATTACTTAGTTGGGCAGAAGGGAACCCCCGCGGATAGCGGAACCGTAGATAGTGTCACGGCGTATATTAGGAGTCTTTCGGGGACAGGGAACTACAAGGCGGTACTGGTTCTTCACTCAACTAGGAATATTGTGACTGACGGCATCGGCGGGACGGTTGGTTATGATGTAACCCCCGCATGGCAAACGGCATCTTACGCAATTCCCCCCTCCGTTATAGGTGGAACGGAGTACATAGCTTCCGCAGTTTTTGAGGTGAATACCTATTTCTTCTATGACTCAACAGGTAGCCCCCAGGGTTTCAAAGACACCTCTAATAGTTATAGCTCGCCAACAAACCCATCAGACAGCAACGGTTTTGCTAACAAATACTACTCCTTCTACTGCACCTACACAGCGGAAGCCTCCGTCGTCGCCCCCACCATCACCACCTCCGCCTGTACCGATGTAGCCACCACCACAGCCACCGGCAACGGCAACATCACGGACACCGGCGGCGAGAACTGCACAAGGCGTGGCTTCTGCTACATGGAAGGCACGTCGGGCGACCCCGATACTACTGACTCGGTTGCCTATGACGACGGGAGTTACGGCACTGGAGCTTACACCAAGGGGCTAACCGGACTGTCGGCGGGAACGAACTATCGAGTTAGGTCTTATGCGGTCAATAGCGCTGGAACTGGCTATGGCACGACGGTTCAGCTACTAACTGCCAATCCGCAGACCGTTACTCCCACCACACTAGCGCTTACCACATCTACGTATGCGCCTGTTATAGCAGTATCTAATCACCAGTTGGCTACGCCTATTACACTAGCATTATCTACTACAACCTACGAGCCGACTGTTACTGCTACCAATCCGCAGACTACTACTCCAACATTGGGCGAGCTAGCGCTAACTACCTATGCACCAACAGTCTTAGCCACCGCTCATCAAGTAGCTACACCATCTACACTGGCACTTTCGGCTACCACTTATGCGCCGGTTATATCTATATCAGACCATCAAGTAGTAACACCAGATATATCAGAGCTGACTCTTGTACCCTACGCACCAGATGTAGCTACGACTGCTCATCAATCTGTAATCCCGACTACGCTTGAACTTGCGCTTACCACTTATGAACCGACTATAACCACTTCGGATCACCAATCCGTTACGCCTATAACTGCTGAACTTACACTGACAACCCTTGTTCCTTCGGTAACAGCTTCCAATACAGTCACCCCGTCTTTATTAGAATTAGCCCTGACCACGTATGCTCCGACAGTAACAGCCTCGGCTCATCAAACAATCACACCTGGTATAGCTGAGCTTGCTCTTACTTCTTACGAACCGACTGTATCTGTTAGCAATCACCAACTGGTCACTCCTTCTACGCTGGCATTAGTTTTGTCGACCTTCGTTCCTACTGTGGGCAATCCGGTAGTAGTGACGCCTTCTACGGCAGAGTTGGTGTTAGCGACCTTCGCACCGACAGTCTCCGCTACTGCCCATGTTACAGTCACCCCTTCGACAGCGGAACTGGTCATCACTTCTTACGCTCCTACCGTGACAGCGCAGGATGCCCAACTAGCCACGCCCACTGCTGCCGAGTTGGTGCTGACTACATTCGCGCCCACCGTAAGCTTATCGAGCAACCAGACCGTCACTCCGCAGATGGCTATTCTTACCCTTGCATTGTTCGCACCTTCAATCATCCTTCCCGTTGTCTGCACTCCCGAAACTCTAGCCTTAACACTCACTACCTACGCGCCAGGAATCAACGCCTTAGTTGTTATTCCTTTAACAGCATCGCTTATTCTTACCACCTACGCCCCGCAAAGTTGGCGTACTATCAATGCAGTGTTAAAGGTTTGGAACGGCTCAGCTTGGGATGTGGCTAAGCTAAAAGTGTATGGATGGGGGTAAAATGCTAACCGAACGAGAACTCGAAATACTGAAACTGATATCAGATGGGCGCATGAACAAGGAGATCGCCAAATCGTTCAGGTTCAGTGAGCAGACGGTCAAGAACCAAGTGTCGGTTATCTTCCGCAAGCTCGGTGTGCGTGACCGTACACAGGCTGTTGTCTATGCGCTGCGCAGTGGGATTATCCCCCTGGGTTATGTTGATGGTGGTGCCGGGATATAAACGGTGAGTACCTGTGAGAAGTTGATGTGCGTAGTGGTGGTAGTCATTTACTTGTACTTAGCCTACGTAGTTTATCCGTATTTGGCATAAGTATTATTGACAGTTTCCCTTACGCATGATAGTTTTTTACTATGGACAAGATGAACTGGAAGGGATTACTACGGGGCGCAACGGTAGCTATGTTCCTACTGTCTTCCAACGTCATGCTTGTTACCTTTGCATTAGCCGGTGAGACTTGGGCGCAGGTCACTCTTACCGCTACGGGTATCGCATGCCTTGCTTGGTTAGGTATTGAGATTAAGAAGGCCCCGTAATGAAGTGGTTCGAGGACTTCTGCAACCGCACCTTCACTCATGTTAGAGATGACGTAGGTGACTACGGGATCAGAATGGTAATCCACGTTCCGGTGGGAATGTTCCTGGGTCTGACCTACCCCCTCAGTAATGACTTTCTTCAGATAATGAAAGAGTACCAGAACAATGAATGTTTATACACTAAAGACCAAGCGTGGAAGGACTACGCTGGCATCTTGAACGGGATAGTAGCTGGCAGGGTGACACAGATAGCGCTCCTCATTTACTTCTTAGCGTGGATAGCTGGTGATTAGCGTTTTAATAGAGGACTTTACCCATGCGAAGGACTATGAATCAGGATATGACTGTGGGGGCGGCTACACCGATGGCGGTGTCATATACGTTGACTGCAACCTCGATAAAGAAAAGCAGCTTGAAGTCTTATTCCATGAAGTCATTGACGGGTACATCTTCCGAAGGGGCAGTAATAGACTACGCCACCGAGATATTGACCCGTTAGGGCTTGAGCTTATCGAAGCATTAAGACAATGGGAGAAGTACCATGACACAACCTAGAGCGTTATTCCAGCCGGAAGAGAGAGACAATATCCTTTATGAGATGGGCATGGACGTGCGGGAGATGCACACTAAGCTAGACAACTTCTTCGAGACCCACGCCGCCTGCCAGAAGTCCACGTGCCGGAGATTTGAAAGGGTTGAAGACGCTCACGAGAACTTGAAAACTAATTTAGCGAAGGTGGGGGTAGCAGCGGGACTCGCTTTAGTAGCGGGGATATTCAGTATGATAGCTTAGGAGACAGACTTGAACTATGCCATAGAGACTACCTACGTACCCAATCTAGGCAAAGGACTCTACCCCGAAGAATACGAATCCAACTCTTGCAAAAACTCAACTAGTTCAAACTCACCGGAAAAACCGGATAGTTCCCCAAGTTACGAATACACGAACGAAATACCATACGTTAAAAACTTAGTATTCCCCGCGTCAACGGCTAAGCCTCACGTCAATTTATTTACGGGCGACGCTCACTATCCCTTTGCCGACGAAAGAATTACGCGGCTCATATGCAACTTTAAGGAATGGCTGAAACCAGACTCCCATATCAGGGTGGGGGATTATTTCGACTTCTACCAGTTGTCCAAGTTCTCCATCAATCCTTTACGATCCGCCAACTTACAGTCTGACATCGACACCGGCACCAGGGGGATAAAACTTGAATGTGAGGCTTCCCCCGACACCGACGAATACTTGATACTGGGTAATCACTGCCACCGATTGCAAAGGTTTTTATGGGACACGCCTAAAATATCCCAGCTCAGGGGCAATAGGTTCGACGTGCTGACCGGTACTGGTAAACTCGGTGTCAAGCTGGCGTCCTACGAAGACGGGCTAATGATAAACGACGTTTATCTAGCGAGACACGGGGAACTAATACGTAAGTACTCCGGCTGGACGGCCAAAGCCCATTATGAGAAGCATGGGGGCAACGGGATAGTGGGACACTCACACCGTGGGGGGCATTATACCAAGCGGGACAGGTTCGGCGTTTGGGGCTGGGCTGAGAACTTCTGCTTGTGCGACCTTAACCCAGAATACGTTTCATGCCCGGACTGGCAACACGGGTTCACAATTCAGACATGGTTTTCCAATCACCAATATATTATCGAACAGATACCGATTATAAATTATAGGTTCATTTACGGCGGGAAGGTGTTTGATTAGGGCGACGGGGCGTTAAAGCACCGAGCCGCGAGTTTTCAGAATGCGTCAACCACTCCATATTATCAGGGGAATATCCTAAGGAGGAATTAATCCGGTTTACAGTAGGCGTTAGTCTCCGTGCATATTGGCTGTCGACCCACTTATCAAATAGAACCTTAAAGCCCGGATGGCCAGTAGCCCATGCATAGAACTCATCCCTAGTTAGAAGCTCCTTGCCTTTGTAAAGGTGGGCTTTGCGCCACTGGATACCCAAAGTACGTGATTGCATATTCCGATACATCCGCATCAGGAAACCTTTGGGCGTCTTCTCGTACTTCCTTGTATCGGAATTGTTAGTGTCCTTCCGGCGTTCCCGTTGGCGTGCTAATTTTTGTTCTTTATTCATAGTTACCATGAGTATATCACGCAAGTAAACCCATGTCAATAGAAAGGTATTCAAATAATGGACGAGGACAAAAGCCCCTGCGGTTATCAGCTCACCTGCCAAGATTTCAGATGGTATCACAAGGTAAGAAACCACGACATTAGAATGACTAAGAACTGCATCATCTATATGCAAGCGGGCTGTCCATTAGGAAGCGCCTGCGACATCAACAAGATCAAGATGGCTAAGGAAGCGCTAGCGATGAACGATGCCTACCATGTTTGAAGAATACCTAGCCAAGCTGAGAGAGATGGAGAAGGCTTGCGAACTGGTAGTATTTAATTGTGAGCTGGCCGAATCGTTTGCCAAGGACGCTGAACGCTACTCTCAAGAATGTTCTACGTTATTATCCGCATTGACAAACATAATTGACGAACATATCTATAATCTCATCGGCGTGTTGCAAGGCTGAATCACAAAGTGGCTCATCTCCGGCGCAATATTCTAGGCAAAAGCCACAAAACTTCTCCGCTATCTTTTCTCTTAGTTCCATCTTACCCTCCTAAAAAGGCAATCTCAATATATCCGGTAAGCGATCCTGCATCCTGAATACTTTACCATGTAAGCGGCAAAGGTGTCTCTTGTCCTTGTCAGCTAACCAGTTCTCCAGCATATTCACCAGGTTGCCGAACGGTATATGATACTTGGCTTCTGTTTTCAGAACTCCGTTAGTCAAAGCGCAGGTTATAATATCCGCTTTGTTTTCCTGAACTAACCTGTTGCACAGTACGCAATAACTCCCATCTTCCCCCCCGACTATATCGCCGTTACAATGGGGACGGGTACATTTCATTCAATCACCTCAATATCTATTTCTATATGCGGTTCCCCGTATCTCTTATGGGCTTCGATGCTGACGATCTGGGCATCATCATGCCACAAATATCCGTTACACCCGTCTAGAGCATATTTGAGAAAATTGTCGAGGTCGGAACGCACCGTAGGGTACTTTCTCTTGGTACTTTTAGGCTTTAACAGATAGAATGTAACAACCACCCTGAGAGCGTCTGTACTGGCAAATGAGGGCTTCATATCCATTACCGAGTATCTTAGTTCATCCTCTGCGTTTCTGGTCTTCTGTGGTGTGTATGCCCTGCCGTTCTTGGTAAAGCGGGGGCGGCCTTTAGCGACGGGAGTTACATCAATCCGCATCTGTGTTGCCTTTAATAGTGTCCCTTAATCCCTCACACATCTTGATGATAGCCTCCAGTGTATTTATCTGTACCTCCTTCTTCATGTTTAGCATGATCGCTTCTAGTTCTTTGTCCATTTATCTCCACTCCATATCTCTATATACATGGCTGTTCTTGTCCCACATTAAATCAACTACCTCGTTCTCTGATCCGATAGCCCTGTTCTTAGCGTGTAGCATCTTCATTACGCCCGGACAATCTGAAGGGTTGTACAACGCCGGACGGTGAAGCATGAATACAAGGTCAGCGTCTTGTTCGATCTCACCTGACTCTCTGAGGTCAGCCAGTACCGGTGCCTTGCTTTCCCGATATTCCACACCCCTAGATAACTGCGCCGCTACTAACATAGGGACATTCAAGTCTTTACAGATAGAGAACAAGGCCGCTGAGACGTACCCCGCACGTTGGGTCATGGTATCGCCGCATTTCTTGTCATACACGTCCAGAAACTTAGTGAGGTAATCCACCACTACAAGTTTAATTTCTGTTTCCGACATGACTCTTTCCAACTGGCACCGGAAGTCAGCTACCGTTCTGCGCCCGTAGATTGTCTTGATGGGCATGGCAGAAACCATACCAGCGGCATCGGCTATCTTCGTTCTGATACTGTCGTGGCCTTCCCGCATTTCCTTGACCGGCACACCTGACACGATAGCGCATAGTCTTTCATTGAGCTGCCTGTCTGTCATTTCCATCGAGTCTATCAGCACACCCCTTAAACAGTTGGCTTGCTTCAAAGCGATCTGACACATGATTTCCGTCTTGCCCACTGAAGGTCGCGCCCCCAGGATGATGTAGTCTCCCGCTGATATTCCTCCGGTCAATCTATCGAGGTCACGGAAGCCCCACGGGATGATGTTCTTACCGTCACGGTTGTCATCCAGCATGGAAAGAATACCGTTAGCGATATACTCCGAGTCCCTTACACTGGAAGAGTCTCCCGTTCTGAGGTCCTTGAGCAGGTGTTCCGCTTTGGTTATCGTTCCCGACACGTCATGGTCGGCGGCATATCCCATATTAGAGATTTGCGTACCAGCGGTAATGAGTCCCCTTGAGACTGATAAACGGTGGACTATTCTAGCGTAGTGTTCTGCGTCCAACGATGACGGAACGGTGCTTGTTAAGTGGTTGAGGTAGGACACACCACCGACGGCTTTTAATTTCCCCGTGCGTTCCAGTTCTTGAGCGACGGTTATCTGGTCGATGGGTTCCCCCCGCTTGGACAGCTTAAGCATGGACTCATAGACGTGCTTGGTACTGTCAGCGAAGAAGTCATTCGGTTTAAGGAATAAGGCCACGTCCTTAAGAGAACGGTCTTCAATGAGTACCGAACCGATGGCCGCTTCCTCTGCGTTCAAGTCGTGGGGAATAGGTCTATCCATGCGCCCTCCAAGGCTTATTAGCTTCTGTTGGCTTAGGTGGGGTAGCACGAGCCATCCAGTTCCTGAAAGCACGTTTCCAGTCTGTGATTTTAGACTTGTGATCCGCATGCCATTCCTGACACCGCTTGAGTTCAACGTCCAGTAAGTTACCGGTAAACAAGGGGTAGTCCGGCCTCACCGATTCAAACCATTGTTCGAGGCTTACCTTATCTTTACTTACCTTATCTTTACTTATCTTAGCATTGCTTTCGGTATGCGTTTGCTTATCCGTTTGCTTTGCGTCTGCTTTCCATCTGCTCTTCGAGGCTTCACTACAACTAGCCCTGATACCGTCCAGCTTTGCCATGTCCCTTAGAAGTCTGTCTGACCAGAAGCACACACCGTCAAGATGGAACAACTCCACTGCGATACAGTAGTCAATGTACTCTTTAACCTCATTGACCGGTATCTCCATGTCCTTTGCTAGAACCTTGAAGCGTCTGTCTGAATAGGGTAGTTTATAATCCGCTTCCAGTCTCATGCGTTCAACCAGATACCAGAACCAGCCGTAACCAGCCCATCCGTAAGAGGCGATCATGTCCTGTATGTTGGGGTCGATGTAAGCCGGTGCGTCATGCTTAATGTATATTCTAAGGTCACTCATCCTGGACACCACGGAAGGCTGCGCTAGTCCGGTAGTCCGCTAAGTATTCCCAATAGCCACACGATTTACAGATGATCTTGGTTGCCGTAGTAATTACTTTCGGGGAGTCACACTTGGGGCAGTTCATCTAAGTATTCTCCTTACGTATTTACGTGATTAACAGGTTAAAAAAAGGGGGCGTTCATTCCTTCGCATAGTTGACGCACCACAAACCGCTTGCACAATCAGGGCATTTGCATAGTGTAATGGCCTTGTCCTCCGTGAGGGTGTCCCTGTAAGAAAACCCGCAAGCGTCACTGGGTGGACTGGATAGAAGCGTGCGGGCTTGAGATAGACCATTGGGGGAGTTGGGGTGTTGATGTGCTGATAAAAAGATTGCACAACGGCGATAAGCTAACGGAATTAGTTGGCAAACCCCAACTTGACGACCCTACATACATTGAAACCAACCGCTTCAGCCCAATGAGTAATGAGAGATAAAGATGGAACCCTTAGAGGAACTGGTAAAATGACGTATCTGATCGTTGATTTTATTATCACTTCACCTTTTATTGACAAGGGCTATGATTTCATCGGCACATTGTAGCCTGTCGCAAGTACAAATATGGCAATCGGTAATTTTAGACATTGAGCAATTAGCGCAAATTAGTTCGGCAACTTCTGTTCTTAGGTCAGTCATCACAACTCCTTTCAGGCGGAAAGCCCATGTTGTAAAGTATCTTGCTGTACAATCCAGAGGTCTCATCAATATGGCGTGCCAGTTCTCTTGCCCATTCCTTGTTACAGGCGACATAGGTTTTGGCATCTTGGGCTTTCAGCAAGCCCCAAACGTCAACGGTATGTACAGTTGTGCCGTCACTTTTATAAGACGCTTCATCTGCGCCTTCCAGTTCAACAACTATGTCCTGTTCTGTTAATAGCCTGTCAGTCATGTAGCCCTCCAATTTTAGCCTCAATCCATCTCATATTTTGCGTTGCCCGTTCTAATTCCTTTTCTGCTTCCAGCAGTCTCTTTGCGTACACAGCCTTAACTTGTTCGGCTGTAACATGACCAGCGTCGATGCCGAACTCCACAATGGTTAGTCTGTCAGGTGTTTCCACTAGCCCTCCAATTCCTTCTTAGCCCTAAGCCAACATTCATCGTGGTAGTAATATCCAGTTGCTTGCTGGCGTGCCGAATCAACTCGCATTTCCTTCTTGCAGATTGGACACGCTAATGGCCTAAACCCAAAAAGCCGACTATATGCGCCGATGATAATGTCACCCTCTTTAAGCCAACTCATACTGTTTCACTACACCTCCAATTCCTTTAGAAGTTCATCCAGTCCACAGTCACATTTACCGCCAAAATTATAACGACATCCGAACTTGTGCCTCATGTATGGCTTTATCAGGTCTATCACCCCATCTACTGCACAGCGGGGGCAATTTTCAGGCACGCACTTATAGAATTGACAGCCATGGCAACTATCGTCATCGGGTCTTGGGCAATCCTCTGTTCTGTGGCAATCTTTGTTGTGTTCAGGTAGTTTCATTCTGTCTCCTCCTGTGGGGCTGGCTTGGGACAATCAGGGTGTTTGTAGATATGCTCGCTAGATTCATGCCCCATATATGGATGGTTCTTGATAGCCGCGCAGTTGAATTGCCCGTTTGCCCTAGCATCTTGAACGATGAATTGGCAGTACTCGCATTTTTCGCTGGCAAAACACTCAGACCCATCCGGTATCATCGGCAAGTAGCTGGTCTTTTCCAGTTCAGCTATGCGTAACCGTAGTTTCGTGTCACATTTTGCCCAGTCAGATGCTAACTGGCCGTTGCGTTTCTCCGCGGCTTCCTTTGCGTCTACGGCTTCGGATAGTTCATCCTTGAAATTTTCCGCATTATCACGAGCCGCATCCAAACGGCTTTCGGCTCGTTCTTGTTTCCTTCTAGCCTCGTCCCTCTCCGCTGTCATAGCAGTGAGTTGTGTTTTCGAATTCTGCCATGCCTTCACATATGGACAACATTCAACGGCTCTTGATTTTCCCATCATCATGCGATTGCAGGGTACGAAATCACAGTCTGGCAGTTCCTCTGGTAGTGTCTCTTTGTTCATGGTGTCTCCTTTAGTTTATCAACCTGCTTGGAGTCAATGAAGATTATCCCCCCGAAGGTAGTTCCCGTCAGCTTCCCTGTGTTCAACCACCTGTAAATAGTGGGGCGGCTCACTCCCAGGGTCTTGGCGGCACTTGAGATCGTCACCATGCCACCGACATATTTAAGTTTTCTCATATTTATCCTCTCTTCTGCCCATAGGGTACACTATGTATTGCCCTGCGTCAATCTTCTGATAATATCCCTTACTGTGCGGGGATGGTACTTGTACTTCTCCCCTATTTCTGCCTTGGTCATGCCGGATTGCCAGTCTCTCAAGATACATTGTCTGCGTTCTTCGTTCTGCCTTGCCCGTTCTGTGTTGTAGGGAGTACCTAAGGGGCGATCCTTACCACCATCGAAGATGCACGAAGGTAGACTACATTCCAAACACTTCCCGCCGTAAGCACATTCATGGTCATACTTTCTTTCCAGTGTGGTAATGTCTATTTCTGGTGTTTCCGTCTGTCTCCTGGAGGTAATGGGTACGCCGTTGCGCCGGATGGAAGCGTAGGACTCCATTGTATCAAGCATCTTGCAATCTCCATTTCTTATATCCGATTGATTCTACTGGTCTATCCTCTGGTTTCTTTTCATACTTTGAACTGCACCCGCATACAAACCCGCCGCCCTCAAGCACCACGTTACCTAGTTCCGTCTTACCGCCCCGTGATAGGGCTACGATGTGCGCCAGTTCCAGATAACCAGGTTGCACACGGTATATCGTTCTCCCGCACGTTTGGCAGTGGGTATATCCCACCGTTTCCAATTGCTCGTCAATGAGAAGTTGCTTGAGCTTGCGCCGTTCCGCTAGTTCGGCTACCTGTTTGGTTGAAACTTGTTTGATGGGGGAGCGTTTCACTGGAGCCTCCGAAACTCGATACACCAGACGAATGGGTTACTGTCCCACGGGTGAGACTTGCTGTTGATGGATTCCCACAAGTCTTTATAGTCATCGACAAGAGTCCGCCAGCCATCGGTATTAAGTTCTAAATGTGCTTTAACGCCTTCGGCCTTCGCATCGTTCTCGCTTATCTCCTGCAACCGTTCCACCCGGACGCTGACAATCTCCAAGGTAATCCGGGACGCCCAGCGATACATGAACATTGAGGGACGCCACGGACGCTCTGCCCAGGTCGGGCGGTCATTGTCTGCTCGATAGTAAACCTTCGGGCAGTTTTCGGGATACGGCACTGGTTTGTATTCGGGGACTTGGCTCCAAGTTTCCCTCACCCACAGCCTGTCGCCGGGTTGACCGTAGGGGCATTTCAACCATGCCTTGATATGGTCGGCAGTCCAAGGCTTGCGGATTATTCTTTGTTGTGGGCCACCAAACTCAATAATGTCGAATCCATCCGCGCCAAAGCATCCACGCTCAACTTGATAATCCTTGGTGGTTCCTACTCGGTCGAAGTCAACCACCCGCCGCGTCTGAGTTTTGCGGCCTTCCAAGATAGCCCGTACCATCGGGCCGGAGAATAGAATCGGTCGTTCTTTCATTTCAAACCTTCTTTATCAAAGTTCTTAGGCTTCCGAGTTCGCTTAACCGCAGCTTCCTTGTTAGCCCCCTTGCCTTTGCGTGTTTGGCGCTTTGCTTTCGGCGTTTCAATTATCTCTCCTGTCTCTGTATTTACTTCGCAAGTATGGCCTAGTTGTTTCAGGTAAGGTGCGCCGCAGATATCGCAGACACCGGCGCTTGGGTGTAGCTTCTTGGTTTCCAGTTCGCTTGCTTTTATAAGTCTGGGATCGTTCATTTCATTTTCCCCATTCGTTCTTTGAAAGCAGTCTTAAACGCACCCAGAGCATCCTTATCATTTAAGATAAATAAGGCCTCGTCCGCTATTACGGATGACAGAGCGTCTAACACCCACTCCACACCACGAATACAACCATCGTTCCATGTGTCACGCAAGATTTTCTCAATCGCTTCGTTCATTTGATAGCCTCTAGTTTGGTTAGAAGTTGATTTAGTACTGCCACTTTCGCTTTGAACTTTTCGGCTGTGTTTCTATTGTAGATTTCGTCTACAGTCATTCGGCGGATTTCCTCGCAATTATAATTCCGTAATTCTTTGACCATCTCAATAACCTGTTTCAAGATGGCTTCGGCAGCACAACCCGGACAATCTGGTATGCACTCCGTCGGGCATTGTGTATGAGTATCCGGCTTACCACATTCATCCCCTTTGGGGCATTGTTTATCGCCTTCATAGCATAGTATTTCACGTGTTCTGTGTTCCGGTATCTGTATGGTCATGGTAGTAACTCCGGCTTGTCCCACATACGGGCTTCGTGTTCCTGTACGCCTAATGAACCGTCTTTCAATATCCATTTAACGATAAGGTTCACATCTTCATACTCGGAAGTCCATCCCCAGGACGGGCGAATGTCTGTAATCTGCGCCTTACGATTACGGTAATGCCCGAATGTGATTCTATCCCCAATTTTGAAGGCGCAATTCTCACGCACATATTGAAGTCGTATCGCGTCGAGTTCGGCAATTTGAGATTGGATACTTTCGCGCCGTTTTTTGATTTCATCTTTCTGTATGGTCATGCTATTCCCCCTTAAGGTTTACTAGTTCGTTGATCTTGGCCTCGATAGCGTCCAGATTGTCAAAGCTCAAGCCCCATTCCCTGACCTGCTTGCCCTTCTTGACTCGCACCGCCTCGCTATCACCGACAAGTCCTAGCACCGCAAACCCGTCCGATATTCTCTTCATTTGTGCGACTTCCGGCTGTGCTGACTCAAGTTTCTCAAAGGCTGCGTCTGCTTCTTGCCTATGGGATTGCACCACCTGAGCCGGTTTCGTGGCTGTACGGGCATCCTGTGGCGTGTCGGTTTTGTGTTCGTAGCACCAATTACCCGTCTCCCCGATGGGGTGAGCGTAGGACTTCATTTTCCCCTTCATAAAGTAGGCGGTGTTATGCTCCTTGCAGAAGTGGGTGTCCAATTGCGGCGCTTGTTCTGGTTGTGTGATTGCCGCGTCCCTGTACTTCGAGCCGTCCCACATTCCAGCGTACACGTCAGAAGCAAAGCCCAAAGTTTTGAAAGCGACAGACAAAGCATCCGTTACCGCCATCTTGTAGCCTTCATCCGATGCGTGTAGCCCTCTGGTTTCTTCTTCTACCAGCATCGAGCCGCCGATCCCTGGCACCGCCTCACTCCATGTGTTGTTCATCTTGTAGAATAAATCGACCTCAGCGAAGCATAGTATCTGTCCGTCTGGTAAAGGTTCGTTCCAGACCCGTTTGATAACCCACTTCCAGCCCAATCCGCACGGCCCGAATTGATTGGTAGCCTCCTGATAACGCCATTGTGGGGCTATATCGGTCTTGCCCTTGAGCCTGCCACCTATGATCTGCTTTAAGGCGCTGGCTGGCGGCTGCTTCACCGCGTTCCATAGTTCCAGGTTGTTCATTATTGGCTCCCTTCCTTAATCGTGTCTTTCCATGTATTTATGATCGCAATTCTGACAGACAACCACATGATTGGTATAGTGGGACGCCGCTTTGATGATGTTGGTATAGCCACATTCACACACTGACTCGATAACCCTTAGACCAGGACGCGGCTTAGTTAGTGATGCAATCATTTCCGTCTCCTATTAGTTTCTTCTGACCATGCCTTGCTCTGTTCCTGCCGTTCGTTCCATGCCTCGATGTGACGTTCTGCTTCCTGTTCATCTGGTGTTAGTGTGGGACATTTGCATTTGGGTATGACTTCCAGACATACCGGACACCTGATGATTTTCATGCGGCCTCCTGTAATCTATTTCTAAACATTTCGGTTTGAGCAGCCCTAGCAGCATCCCAAGCAGCAGCCCTAGCAGCAGCCCAAGCAGCAGCCCAAGCAGCAGCCCAAGCAGCAGCCCTAGCAGCCTCCCAAGCAGCATCCCAAGCAGCAGCCCTAGTAGCAGCCCAAGCAGCAGTCCAAGCAGCCCTAGCAGTCCCAGCAGCATCCCTAGCAGCATCCCAAGCAGCAGTTAGTTCGTCCTGTGTTGCATCCCCGTTAGCGTATCTGATGGCTGTCTCGATGACCTGCCGTGGCCGTTTATCATCTGGATATTTAGTCTCAAACAACGGTAGTACAGCCTGAGCGCAATCACAGGCAAACAACCGCGCCATTTTATCGCTGTTCGTAGTGGTACATCTAAGCGCCCAGATCGCGTCTTCTAACCCGCACACATCCAGAACCACTTCTAAGGATATAGGCGTGTCCTTGCCGTACTTCCTGACACCGCCCAGGTGCTTAGACATTTTACGGCATGATTCAGCGCAGGCCCCCGCATCTTTAGCTAACCTCGCAGTTGTGTATAACATTTATTTCCTTCCTTTCCTGACTTCCTCCTGTAATCTATTTCTAAACATTTCGGTTTGAGCAGCCCTAGCAGCATCCCAAGCAGCAGCCCTAGCAGCAGCCCAAGCAGCAACCCAAGCAGCATCCCCAGCAGCAACCCAAGCAGCAGCCCTAGCAGCATCCCAAGCAGCATCCCAAGCAGCAGCCCTAGCAGCATCCCTAGCAGCATCCCTAGCAGCAGCCCAAGCAGCAGCCCAAGCAGCAGTTAGTTCGTCCTGTGTTGCATCCCCGTTAGCGTATCTGATGGCTGTCTCGATGACCTGCCGTGGCCGTTTATCATCTGGATATTTAGTCTCAAACAACGGTAGTACAGCCTGAGC